TCATCATCCTCTTCTGCTTCAGCGTTACGTCCTGCCATAAGAGCAGCTAGCTCTTCTTCATCTCTCTGAATACGAGCTTGATTACTGTTAGGCTGGCTAATAAAGCCACGCTTCTCGGGTACTACAACTTGATCTAGTTCAGGCATATTATGTTACTTCTTTAGTTGGGGCCGCCGTGGCCTCTCTGTTACATACAGAAGAGGGGGTCGGGTAGCCAGTATCTAGCTAGTTAGCGTGATGCTAGTCCACGTCTCTTATTATCTCTCTTAGGCTTCCTACGCTTCTTTACGAAGCCCCCGTGTTTAAATACACTACCGTCACCATCACCCTCGCCCGGATCGCCCGCAGCGTCTGTGCCGCCACCAGAGCCTGTACCGGCACCATCACCCTGTCCAGCGGAATTGCCATCACCACCATCGTTACTGCCGTCATTATCGCCATCATTACTCCCAACCCCGCCGCCATACCCGTGATTAGCATTACCAAAACCCATCATACTATCTACATCTTGATTTCCGTAACCTGTAATGCCACCAAACATATCTTCAGCAGGTGTTGTAGAGCCAACTGCAGCTTGAACGTCCGCTGCTGTGCTCATTTCATCTAGAGCCTCTTGAGAGGGGGGCCCAATAGGAGATATAGTACTCTTATCAATACCTGCAACAACTTCCATACTCATATAGGAGCTGGGCACACCTACGTGACTAAAACCCTTACCCGGAGTGCCATAGGCTACACCAACTGTAGGCGCACCCGTAACGGGGTCTGCAAAAGAGACTGCTTGTTGATTCGCAGTCAAAGATTCGGGATCAATACCAGCAGCCTGAAGCTGTGCTAAGACTGCTAACTCTGCCTTCACAGCCGGTGCCATATTGGCTAGCTGGTTAGCCATTTGCAATGCATTAGTTTTAGCCTGCTGCTGTTGTACACTGGCAATAGTATTAATTTGATCGAAGTTTATACCCATTACATTAGCAATACCCCTTTGAGCTAAGCCTAACGGAGCAGAGGCCCTACCTAAAGGATTAATAGCTTGACCCATAAGCTGATCCGCTATTCCTATAATACTGGAAGGTATAGAGGCAAAGCTCTGCAATGAGGCTAGATTTTGTTCAGAGGGAATACTAGATAATTCTGATACAGAAACAGTAGTGTCGGCTTGCGTATCACTAGCATCACCTCCTATTTTTTCAAGATTGCCTCTAACTACACCAGACAGAATTTGCTGTTGGTCTGCAGGTAATCCTGCAAAAGCGTCTACGGGATTGCCTGTAGCGTTTTCTGTATTAGAGTTATTAACTTGATTAAATATGTCTAAGTTATCTAGCATAGCGGAATCCTCTCCAAAGAGATTGCCTACTAGATAGTTATAGTTCTTCAGACCAGCGTCGCCTTCACCTAAGCTGCTTACTAGATTTGATTGAGAGAAGCCCGGATTATCTTTAAAGTAACTTTGAAAGTCTTCACCGTCTACATCTGTATTGTCAAAGTCTGGCGCTTCTGTGGGGTCCGGTGTTGGGGTAGTATCTGTGTTAGAATTATTTGTACCTGTATCAAAGCTAGCATTATTACCAAATATACCACTTAGAACATCATTATCACCTACATACAAGCCTTCTGCAGCCTCTACTGGCCCCTCTTCATCTACATCAAAGTCTTCTAGAGTGAAAGGCAAATCCTCCTCTTCTGCTTCTCCGCCACTTTCACTGAATAGCTCATCAGGTCCAGATGCAGCATCCCCGTTACCCATCTGGCCCATCTCTTCCATACGAGCAAAACCTTTCTTAGCTTTGTCTCGGAGTTTCATGAAATATTCTACACCGAAGAACTTGACTACATCAGCTGGGATGACCATCTCGCCTTCACTTAATCTAGCTGGAATGTCATCCCTTACTTCTTTAGGCTCACTGCCAATAGGCACTTCGTTGCCAGATACGGGGTCAACTTCCGGTGCTTCTTGCATCATGCTGCTCATCTCGTCATTCATGTTTGTATTCATTCCGCCCTCTGCAAATCCTTTAGAACCTTTTTCTAAGGTGGCAGCTCTTAACTCTGTTAAGCGTTCTTGTGCTAGACCCTCTACCACATCAGCGCTCTGTACAAGTTGATCTAGAAAACCTTTAATGTACTCGTCGCCTTTCATAGTCTTAGACTTCCAGCTCTCAGCCCTCCAACCGTTAAAAGCGTTTATAGCTTGCAATTCTCCCGCCGTTATTTTATTACTTTTTAATGTTTCACTCCTGTCTTTTATAAAGACCCGTACATGATCCTCATTAACCTTAGACGGATTTGCAATGTAGTCTGTAACTGGAGAAGTATGGGCCATTACATTTTGTTTATTTTTTATACTGTCTCTTTGCAGGATACTATTAAGAATTACATGCTCTACTGCTACCGAAAAGTTCGGGGCAACTCTTTCAGAGAGAATGTCCAGAGCTACGTTACCCTCCCGTGCGGGTATTCCGCCCTCTCGTATTTTGGAAAATGCATGATGCATAGACTCATGAACTAGTGTGTTTACTCTACCATCGCGCCACTTACCTTCATCTGTAAGCTTTTGTCTTGCTTCTTTTCTCGTTACGCCTTCGGCGTTGGTGCCTTCATCGTTGGTATTCATAGTGACAACGCCACTGTCAGGTGTGTACCACCCCTTCGTTTCACCGTGATTACGGTGATCTACCGCTGCAGCACTAAGTACGTCTATGCCTCTTCCTGTCTTTAAGAGGAAGTTGTTATTTCTATCTGTATCGGTTGCTTCATAGTGTTCTATGCGTTTATTTAATTCACCTGTATCTGTTTCATTACTCAAGTCCTCCATACCAAAAGCAGACAGAGTGTTTTCCCTCTCTTCCGCGTCCAGCATAAGCTCATTGTCAGCTAGACCTAAAGCAGCCTCTGTTTGGTAGGGGTCTTTAGCTAGAGCGGCCCTTATTTCTTCTTTAGTGGGGGACGACACGCGTTGCCAGCCAGCAGTAGTACGGTCTTCTGGACGAGTCTTAGGTATGGGGGCGCGTTTACTCTCAGGCATTCTTTATCAATTCTAATCTTTTAAGGTCTGCTAAGGCTTTAATGTAGCCCTGAGCATGAGCTACACGTTCCATTGTAGCTGCAGTCTCAAGTGTTCTGTGTTGTGAGTCGGTCATACAATCAACATACTCTACAAAAGCTGCCCACAAGTTAGGGTTACTGTATAGAGGGCGGAGGCGCTGCTGCACCTCCTGATGGCTGGGCTTGTTGCTGTTGTGGTTGGGCATTGCCTGAGAATCCTTCTTGACCCGGAACATTAGGTGGGCCTACTCCTATAGTACCGCCACCACCTGCGGTTGGTACTTGTGGGTTAGTGCCTGCTGGCGTTTGGTTTGGCTGAGGCTGCTGTTGAGCTTGTTCAGCCTGCATACCTTTGAGAATCTCAGCTTGAAGCAGAGCGTCGTCCATAGAGTTGACAACTTTGTCTGGATCAAGATCAAGAGACTTAGCAAGCTCAGCCAGAATGTGATTGAACTTAGCGAAAGGTGCAAGTACTTGATTGCTAGCAATGCCGAGAAACTGCATCAGTCTCTGACTTCTAACTTCGTTAGCCATCAAGCTCTCAGTGCCTCTAGCTCTTACCTCTAGATCGCCTTTGATATCTTTGTCGTTATCAAACTGCATGTTGAAGTGGAACAAGCCGTCGCCTACTGGCTTAAGCAAGTAATCATCAACATTCTTGATAACACTCTTAACTGTAATACTAGCTGCACCCATAAGCATACTGATACCGCTAGCAGTTCTACCTACACCCGAGACTCCAGTTTGCCCGTGAGCGAACGAAGGCATACCAGTGCTTTCATCTGCAAGTTGTCTAGCTTTATCAAACATCTGCAAGTTTTCTTGTGAGACGTTAGGAAACTTAGTTCCAAAGATAGACTGGCCCGGAGCACCGCCCTGACGGCGGAATACTTTGCCCGGATATACAGTCAAGTCCTGCCCCGGCACAAGATTAGTCTCATCTACTTCAATAAGCAGATTGCCAGACAGAGCCCCATTATCAACTGCCATACGCATAAAGCCATTCATAAGGGTTTGCGTGTCTTCCATATTTTCTCCCACACCAACACCGAAGAAGCTGTAAGGATTAAGCTCATATGGGGCTGCGGCGTAAGGGATACGCATTGGCTTAAAGGGGTTTAGCACAAGTCTGATGATTTCGTTATTAACTACCCAAATGTTGGCTTGAACTTCATCAAAGTCCTCAAAACCTTCGGGAATATCAATGTCGTAAGACTCTAGAAGCTCCACATCTACATTACCCCAATATTCAAGCACCTCAAAGCGCTCAATTTGCTGTTGCTGGTCGTAGTCAGCTAGATCATCTTCCCAATGTTCTCTAACATAGGCTTCACCATACGAAATAACGTCATCAATAGCTGAATTACGGAACATTGGGCGCTTTTTGAGTGCTCTAAGCTGAGAGCGGCTCATTTTGTGCCTTTCAATGACGTATTCAGCCTCTTCGATGTTGTTAGCGTCGGGGTCTGGATAGAAATTCCATACACTTACATGCGAAATCTGTGGAACAGTCTTAATTGTGGGGTCATACTCGCCGTCTTCTGACCACTTAGGGTACTCTTTATTAACAGCAAAGGGGCCCTTAAGCACACCAGTACCGAATAGAGACATTTCAAAGGCTGTACTACGCAGATGCTTAGAGGCGTGACTCTCTTCTAGCTGATCAATGATCTTCTTCTGCATCTTCTTAGCTGATTCAAGTGCAGGATAGAAAGTAGGCGATGCAGCTGTTGAACCTTCGCCCTCTTTTAGACCTTTAGCTTTAGACAACTTCTCTTCAAGCATACCGAGTCTCAGAGAGCTACCAGTAGCACCTGCAGGTGGGTCTTTACCGTCGCCCGGAAAGCCGTAAGGGGAAGTAGTGTCTTCTTCTGGCTCAGATTCTCTAGAGTCAGGCGGCATACCAACATCAAAATGCACAGACTCTGAAACGCCTTCGGGCAACACAGTAGGCTCAATAGTGATTGGGAACCTACCGTTACCAAACAACACCTCTACAATCTGTGCGTAAGCTGCAATGACTTTAGTCTTAGTAATCTTGATAAAGACTTTGCTCTTCTCATTATCTGAAAATACAGCATCGGGTCCGTACACACCTCTGTAGTTACGATAAGCTCGTAGCCAGCGGTCTTCGTCTGTACGTCTGTAAGTCTTAGCTTTGTTGTACTGCCCTGTAACATAGTTTACAAGCGGGGAGTACTCGACTGCTTCACTTTCGTCATCCTCTAAGCCTACAGCTTGAGCTTCAAAAATAGAGTCTTCTGACATTTATATATCTGTCCTTAATAGCCGAATACTGGATCGGCGGGGCTATACGATGTGTTAAACATACTTTGATCTGTGCCCCATACTGTGAATGAGGGTCTAGACATAACACCATAACGCAGAGCGTCATATAGATGATCTTCTGATTTAGTGTCTACGTCTTCGGGATTCTTAGTGTCGATTGGAATGGCCGGTATTTGAGCTATGAGGTCTGTACAGTTACTAAAGAATACAAGACGGGGCTCTTCAGTGTACTCTTCTACTTGAAGCCTTCTATGTATTTCATTCTTGCCTGAGACTCTAGAGCCTTTACTACGGTCTGACGGTCTCCACCTACAGCCTTTCATAATCATCTGTTCAGCCAGTGAAGGGCCAGTGTCACCTCTTTTGTGCCAGCACGAACTATCTAGAACTCCGTATCTGATGTTGCCATCACCAGCCTCTAAATCGAGAACCATATCAGCTAGATCAGTAGCCAGAACTTTAGAGACATATAGTTCTCTGTAGACAATTAGCTGCTCGTCTGGAGATACAGCAAACCACACTACAGCACTGTAAGAGCTATAGCCGTAATCTGCGGACCTAAACTTTACCCAATTGCTCGGTATCTCAAAAGGCTCAATAACGTGTGCATTACGATCAAACTCAGAGAACGCTGCACCTTCCGCTATATCCCAATCACCGTCTAGAAGCTGTCTTCTCTGCTGTTCCGGCAAAGACAACAAGTTAGCTTCGTAATCATCTGTAGCCGTTAGATACGGATTGTCTGAGAGTCTGGCTGGAATGAACCTCCTCTTAAACAAAGATTGACCTGCCCTCTTATGAGCACGGGGGTATACTAGCGTGTCGCCAGTCTCAATGTTAGTAGCGTTGAAGCTTTTACCGTAAGGGGCTGGATCAATAAACATCTTCTTGACCCAAATGTGCCCTCTGCCGCCCGGATTGCTAGTAGCTCTCATAAAGATTGGCAAGTCAGTAGCTACAGAACGCAAACGTGATCTCATGTAGTTCCACGCAAACGGCGTAGCCCACTGAGTCAGCTCGTCGAAGCCAATCCAGCTAAAAGCCTGCCCCTGATATCTAGTTACATCTTCATCTCTATCTAGAAAGGACATCCAGAGCTTAGCTCCAGACGGTGCAGACCACTGCATCTTTCTTTCAGACCACTTGATGCCCGGAATAATTTTAGGATAGAGTTCTTGTGACTTAGATACAAGTTCTCTCAGTTCGTCTGATGTATGTCTAAGAAGAATACCACTAAACTGAGGGTGAGACATATAACGCAGAGGATCAGCTAGCATAGCGTAGCTCTTACCACCGCCAGCTGCCCCTCCGTACAACACTTCTCTTTCAGATGCCCCGAGAAACTCTGTTTGAGGGCCCTCATTAGCTTGAAAAACGATATTACTCGGCTCTATAGGCTTTCTCGGCCTGCCTACGGGCCTCTTAACTGGCTGTTCTACTGGTTGTTCTACTATCTGTGGCTCAGAGACCGTAGTTTTCTTTTTCAATTTGTTCGGCAGTTTCAAGTGCCTTTTGCGCGGTTGCGGCCCACTTTCGGATAGTTTTTGCTTTATCGTTTCTTTTTTTACCATTATCTAAGCGTTTCTGAAGTCCTACATGTGAAATTCGTCTACCTGTTACTTGAGATATCCAGTTAGCCACCTCTCTCAGTGCATATCTCTTCATATGCTCTTTGGCTACTATTAGAGCTTCTAGTTCAAGCTCTACAGGTCTCAGAATACGGGGGTTCTCTTCATCTAGAACGTAGCCGAAAGGAATAGTGCTAGATACTCGGGGTATAGACTCCCACCTCTTAGTTTCAGGCTCTCTATAATCAAGAGGCTGTTCTATCTTAAACTCTTTGTCGTTCTTAATCTTCATCCTCATCCTCTAGAGGCTTCTTCGGGGGTAGGATCATTACTCCACCCGAGTTAGATACATTAATATTCTCAGTCTTAAGCAATCCTGCGCGATCCATAATATCTTTAGCTACAGTGATCTTATCTTTTACACCTAAAGTCACTCTGTCAGTCAGAACGCCTGTTAGCGTAGCTGCAGCTTGTGGGGTATTGTAGATTAGATAGTCTTTAGTTGCTTCAATGAT